CTCCAATAATGGGACATGGCCCTCTAACGTTAGAGGTCCACAGCCCCCTTCCACTTTAACGGTTACACCTGTTAGAGTGGCGACATGGCTTTCCCACCGCCGCACACTGAGGGCCAGCGCCTGTTGCAAGCGGTCCCGCATTCGGGGCAAAAAATGGGGAGGGACTTGGGTATCAGCCCAATGTCGGTCAGCCGTTACCTGCATGGCAGCGGTATGCCTGGTGACGGCACCCGCGGAAAAATGTTGGCGCTGTGGGGTATCCCGAAGGATTCGTGGGACCGGCACCCTGGTTCCAGTCCCGCGCCTGTCCCAGTTACAACCCCAGAGCCACCCAAGCCAGCGCCACCCAAGCCAGCGCCACCAGCAGCAAGCAAGGTCGAGGACCCTCGAGATAGCTTTGCGGCCAAGCCCAAGCCTAAGACGAGGCCCAAACCTAAAAAGCCCAAGGCTCCGAAGAAGCCTAAGTCCGCCCCAGCCAAGCCAGTGGACTTGGCCAGCGTGCCCGAGCCTGTCACTCAGGCGCCGAGTGAAATGGCAATTGAAACCGTGGGCGAGGTGGAAGTGCCTGGCGCATCCTCCGATCCAATTGCTGAGTTTGATCGTCAGATTCAGATGTTGCAAAGGGCCCAAGCCCACCCATCTCTGACCCCGGTGGCCTTTGCCAAGTACTCCGATCAGATCGGACGGTTGTTGGCCCAAAAGGCGTCCGTGTCGGTCAAGCTTGAGACTGTCGAAACTCGGTTCTGGAAAAGCCCAGGCGCCAAAAAGTTGGCGAACGCTTTGCTGGGATTGGCTGAGCGCTATCCACAGATTGAGGAAGAATTGTTAGAAATCTTCGAATCTGGTGGCCGGTGAGCATCACCCTGGATCCGGACAAGCGGATCAATGGGTTTGATTTTCTCGCCGGGGAGCTCCGGAAAAAGCGCGCCCAGAGGTCGGCTATTAGTTGGCCAAGCCCACGCTATCAAACAGACCCAGTAGCCTTTTTCCGCGAGATTGTGGGCGTGGAACCATGGTCACGGCAAATCGAGATTATTGAGGCGGTGCGTGACCATATGAGGGTGGCCGTCCGTTCAGGGCATAAGGTATCAAAGTCGCACACAAGCGCTGGGATAGCTCTCTGGTACTACTGTAGTTTTCCAGATGCCCGGGTAGTCATGTCCTCAACCACGGACCGTCAGGTCAACCAAATCCTCTGGCGCGAGCTCAAGATGATGCGGGCCCGTGGGGGGCGGTGCACCAAGTGCAAAGCCAAAGATCCTGATGGCAGACGCATTACCAGACCGTGTCCACATTCGGCTATCATTGATGGCGAGATGGGGGAGCTTGCTCGCACTGGATTAAAGTCCACAGACTTTCGCGAGGTGGTGGGGTTTACCGCTCGCCAGGCCGAGGCTGTCGCCGGCATCTCGGGCAAGCACTTGCTCTACATCCTTGATGAGGCATCGGGCATCCCGGACGAGATCTTTGAGGCAGTTGAGGGCAACCGAGCTGGCGGCGCACGGGTTGTCATGTTTAGCAACCCAACGCGAACCAGCGGTGAATTCTTCGATGCGTTTTATTCAAAGAAGGATTTGTACAAGACCATCACCGTCAGCTCCGAGGAAACTCCCAACGTAGTCCAAGGCGAGACGGTGATACCGGGCCTAGCCACGCGCCAGTGGATCGAGGAAAAAAAAGAAGAGTGGGGCGAGGATTCTCCGCTGTACACTATCCGCGTCAAAGGCGAGCACGCCTTGCAAGAGGATGGCAAAATCTTTTCGGTCCATGCCATCGCCGAGGCCGAGCGACGCTGGAAAGAGGATGATTGCCCTGAGTGTGATGGCACTGGCCAGGTGGCTGGTGAGACGTGCCCGGCGTGTGGAGGTTCCGGCAAAGTTGAGCCAGCTGGGCGGCTATTCCTCGGACTCGACCCTGCCGGCCCCACTGGCTCTGGCGATGAGAGCGTATTTGTTTTGCGCCGTGGGCTACGCATGCTGGATATGCATGCACAGCTTGGACTAAACGATGACGCCCACCTTGCTCAAATCATGGGCATGCTAAACAAGCATCGCCTCCCACGCGAAACACCGGTGGTAGTGATCGACCGCGAAGGGTCTATAGGCTCAAGCCTGTACGGTCATGTGCGGCAATTTCTTGAGAGTCGCCAGGCCAAGCCTTTTGACCTGGTGGCGGTAAGATCCAGTGACCGCGCTGTGCGACAGCCCGTGGTTTACGATCGTATTCGAGACGAGCTTTGCGCCAACCTAGAAGGGTGGATCCGTGACGGCGGTGCCATCCTCGAGGACGCCAAGCTATCTGCAGAGCTGCACTTTTTGACCTGGGAACAGTCTGCCGCCAATGGCCGCCTGAAGTTGGTGCCCAAGGTCAAAATTAGGAAAGAGCTTGGGCGCTCACCAGACCGCTACGATGCACTATCGATGGCCGTGTGGGAGCCGCTATCTTTGCGAGACGACTTGCTGCCATCGGCCAAGAAGGTCGCGACAATGCCCAAGGCCGAATACGCCGAAGCAACTTTCGACCCTTACGCCATCATCGATATGGATTCGTATGAATAAGGGTCGCGACAAGCTGATAGCAGTGCTAGGCCGAACCAAGGGCGTCTACGTCGCCGCGCGCTGCAACGTGCACAAGTCGCGTGTCACCCGCTGGGCTTCCGGCGAAAGCAAGCCAGCTCCCGCTTCCCGCAAAGTTTTAGATAGCAGCTACGGCATCAAGCCTCACGAGTGGGATAACAACCGTCACACCAAGTAGCGCTGTTCGAAGTTGCGTGTCGTGCGAGCTTGCACGTCATAGCAAAGCTATGTGGGTCTGCTATCTCGGGTTCGCGCTCTCCTTGGCGTGTCTACCTATCGGCCCCCGGCTTTGCCGGGTGGGCCAGAATTGGGAAGTGACCAGGTTGATGAAGTGCGCCGCTACTACGGCGGCCAGTTGCAGCCCACGCCTAGCACCAAGACCCGCTGGCTGCTCTCGGATGTTGAGTCGGCCGAGCGACTTGCTGATACCGGTGACATCGCCCTAGCGGCCAAGTTGATCCCCAGCGCAAGACGTGACGGGACTTATGCCGGCGTGCTCTCCACTCGCACCGATGGCTTGGTGCGGCTGCCCAAAAGATTCCGCGGCCTAGACGAAATTGTGCAAGCTCTTGAGCTTGGTCACGATCAAACGCGCAGCATTTTTGATGAGATGTTTCCTCCAAGCGAGCTGGCTTTGCTTGCAGCTGATGGCATTGAGCTTGGTGTTGGGGTTGCTGAACTTGTGCCTGTGGATGGCCGCGATTACCCGGTCATGGTTCGCATGGACCCGGAGTTCTTGCGGTACCGGTGGAATGAAAATCAGTGGTACTTTCGATCCGTCGCGGGATTGCTTCCCATCGTTCCTGGTGACGGACGATGGGTCCTGCACGTCCCAGGCGGACGAAACTCCCCATGGTCCCATGGCACATGGCGAGCCGTTGGGCGTGCCTACGTCCGCAAAGAGCACGCCCAAAACTACAAGTCTAATTGGGAAAGCAAACTAGCCAACCCAGCACGCGTAGCCGTTGCCCCGCAGGGCGCCACCGAAGCCGAACAGCAAAGCTGGTTTCGCTCGGTCATGGCTTGGGGCACCAACACCGTGTTTGGAATGAAGCCTGGCTATGACGTCAAGCTCCTTGAGTCCAATGGCCAGGGCTACGAGAGCTTTATTCAGACCATCCAAGACCAAAACGATGAGTTCAAGCTCGCCACCGCGGGCCAGCTTGTCACCTCGGATGGTGGCGCCGGCTTTCAAAACTCGGACATTCACAAGTCTATCCGCGCGGATTTAATCAAGTCGACGGCCGACGCACTTGCTTACACGCTCAACACACAAGGTATTCCGCCATTTGTCTACGACCGCTTTGGTGAGCAGGCGCTAATCGATGGCGGGGCAGTTGTTGAGTGGGACGTGACCCCACCTAAAGATCGCAACGCTGAAGCGGCTGCAATGCAGTCGGCTGCCGTTGCCATCCAGCAAATGACGCGAGCGCTCTCTATGCATGGCAAGCGCTTGGATATTGAGGCGCTTGCCAATCAGTTTGGCGTGCCTCTTGACGGCGAGCTGGAGCTGGCATCGGAAAACAACAAACTTGAGCTTGCGCCGACTGACATCGCCAAGGTGGTTACGGCCAAGGAAGTGCGCTCGTCTCAGGGACTTGAGCCGCTTGGTGATGAGCGTGACGACCTGACCATCTCCGAGATTGAGGGAGCGTCGGAAGACGACCCCAACGGCATCACTGCAGACAACCCGCAAGAGGAGGCCGCATGAAAGATGAGCGTCGGAAGTTTGATGCACGTGGCCCGCTTGCTCTTGATCCTCGCGCTTTTGGTGAGTTGTTCGACCGCGTCGAACCAACCCAGGGGGCAGGTGGGGGTGTTGGTCACGTTTCCGTCTTCGGGCCTCTTGTGCATAGAGGCGAGCCGGTGTTCTTCGACACCTATGATTCGCTTGTCGCCAGAGTCCAGGATGTCGTTTCGCAAGGCGCAAAAACTGTAGTCTTATCGATTGATTCTCCCGGCGGCATGGTCTCGGGGCTGTTTGACACCTGCGGCCAGATTCGAGCTTGCGCCGAGGCGCATGGCGTTGAGTTGATTGCATGGGTTGATGGCCAGGCCACTAGCGCCGCTTACGCGCTCGCTTGTGCAGCGGACAGGATTTACCTGTCCAATACCGCGGTCGTTGGGAGCATTGGTGTTATCGACACCATGGTCGATGAGACGGCAGCTAACGCTGCGGCTGGTGTGTCTGTTGCTTTGGTCACCAGCGGTGCTCGCAAAGCCGACGGGAATCCCAACACCAAGATCGGTGAGCGCGCTCTAGAGGCCGCCCAGTCCCGCGTCGACAAACTCGCGGAGAACTTTTTCGACTACGTCGCCGAGCGGCGTGGTTTGCAAGCTACTGACATCGCGGACCTTGAGGCCGGGGTGTTTGTTGGGGACCAGGCAATAGGGCTTGGCCTCGTGGATGGAATCGAAACGTATACTAATCTGCTCTCACTCGCCTCCGGCGCAGACGAGAGCGAAGGAGATCCCATGTCTGAATTTGACGATGGCATCGCCAAGCTCCGCAAGGCGGCCGAGGGAGACGATGAGGAAGCCAAGCTTGCTCAAAGAATGTTGAAGGCCATGGACGAAGAAGAAGAGTCCGGCGCTGAAGACGAAGAAGAAAAAGAAGAGGCAATGGACGAAGAAAAAGAAGAGTCCAAAGCCGGCGATTATGAGGACAAGGAAGACGCCAAGGCGCAAGCCATGGTGCAACTTGCTCGCAAGGTTGAGCGACTTGAGCGCGACTCTATCGCCACCAAGCGCAAGGCTCTGCTCGCCGAGTATTCCTACGCTCCGCGCGCTTTGAAAGAAGCTGTGGCCACCATGCCAGTTGAAGATGCGCGCCGCATCTTGGCAACAGTGGAAAAGCCCGTGCTGCCTAACAAAGCTGCCGCTGTGACCCCGCAGGTTACCCGTGGCGACACCCAAGCTGATCTCGACGCACCTCGCCAGTCCCAGGAAGCCAAGCATGCGCTTGATGTTGCCATGGGCCTCGCAACTCAAAAGTACGGCGTAAAGAACGAGGCCAATCGCCTTGTCCTCGGCGCGCCTGTTGAAAAGTGAACTGAAAAGGAATCACGACAATGGCACAACGTTCACGACGCATTCTTACTTGGAAGCGGATGGCTCTTCCTCTCACCAACGCTGTGGCGGTGGAAAAAGGCGAGCTTATTTGCATCGACACAGCCACCGGTCTTTTTGACAAGGGCGGTGTCTCCACCACCCTTCTGCCGGTTGGCTACGCAGACGAGGATCTAACGGGAGACGGCACCGTGTTGCTTCACGTCACCTTGTTCGACGAAAAGCGGCTTCACGTTTGGGACAACGATACCGGCACTCCAGTGACCGCCGCCGACATCGGGAGCGACGCGTATATCGTTGATGAGCGCTCCGTTTCAAGTTCCAGCGCAACTAACACGCGTTCTGTTGCTGGCCGCATCTTTGGTGTGACTAGCGAGGGCGTGATCATTGACCCGTCAGGTGTCTAAACACCTTAGCAACTGAAGAGAGAGAACAATGGGACAACTTACACCTGAATTCTTGTTTGACCTTGAGTCCAACATGCGGGTCATTTCAGCCAATGAATATCAGCGGCTAACTAGCAACCTGTGGTGGAACTTGATTGCCAAGCGCATGCCTTCGTCCGCGAAGAAAGAGCGCATTAACTGGCTTTTGGATTCCGCAAAAATTGAGCGCACCACCAAGGGTGGCGGCCAAGTTCCTTTTGAAGACGTGGTCATGCAAACGACCGAGTACGAAAATGAGAACGCTGCTGCCGGCCTTGAAATCAAGAAAGAGGAGTTTGAAGATCTTGACGGCAACGGTGTGCAGCTTGCAACCCACTGGTCACGCCAGATGGGTGCCTACGCAGCGTATTGGCCGCAGAAGGTCATCGCCAAAGCTATTCTTGCAAACGGCAACACCTACGACGGCCTTTCGTTTTTCAACGCGGCTCATCCAGTCAACCCGTTCAAAGCTTCCGCCGGAACCTTTGCAAACGACCTGACGGGTGCGGCAAACGGCATCTACCCAGGCGCCGTGCCAATTGGTGGGACCACTACGGTAGATGATGCGCTTGATAATCTTCGCAAAGTCATTGCCTATATTGCATCCATCAAAATGCCTAATGGCGAAGATCCTCGCATGCTTCGAGTCAAACACATCTTCGTCCCGCCAAACCTTCTAAGTCGGGCGCAGCAGCTCACGGACGCCAAGTTGATTGCGCAAGCGACGTCTGGTGGCGGAGCGGCTTCGGCAGATGTGGCAGCCATTATCAGCGGCTTTGGCCTTGTGCCAGAGTTTGGCTCGGCCTTTGGCGGGTCGGACACCACGTATTACATCGGCGTCGAAGAAATCACGACCAGCGAACTGGGTGCCTTTACCTACGTTGACCGTGAGCCCTTCAGCATCGTGATGCATGGCGAGATGACGGACGCACAGCTTGCGCGCACGCGCGAGTTCCAGTGGACCACTGAGGGCCGCAACACGGTTGGCAACGGTCATCCGTACTTGCTGTTCCGCTGTCAGGGCACCTGATGGGTCGTCGTAAAAAAGGTGACTCGGACTCTTTGGTGTTTGAGTCACCAGGCGACGACAGGCCGACTCCTGTTCCGCAAAAGAGCAAGAGCAAGCCGAACGTGCGGCCCGCTGTTGAACAGCGGCGCCGCTGGAGAGAAGAAAAGCAAAAGACGCTTACCAAGTAAGTTATGCCCGCGTATCTCGACATACCTGGATTCAAGAGCCTCTCGGTGATGCCGCATCAGCACATCGACGATCTTGAGTACAACTACCCAGGATGGCTTGACGCAATCTTGACCAATCAGAGCAGGTGGTTGGACTCAAGACTGCGCAAGCGGTACGCGGTGCCTTTTGCAACTCCTTATCCTGACACTGCAAAGGGGTGGCTAGCCGCAATTGTAACGCGGCTAGCCTACCTCAAGCGGGGCGTAGACCCTGACGATCTCCAGTTTGTAGAGATCAATAACTTGGCTGCTACAGCCAAGACCGAAGTCCTCGAAGCGGCCAATAGTGACGATGGTTGGTTTGATTTGCCCGATAACGCAGGCGAGTCAGCTTCCGGTATCACGCAAGGCAGTCCACGAAGCTACAGCGAGCAAAGCCCCTATGTTTGGACCGATCGACAGCGCGAAACTGCGATTGTCGAAGATGAGTCTGGGAGCGGCACCTATGGCTGAGGATCACGCCAAGATGCGCGGCTTTATCAAGCAGCTCAAGTCCCTCGATAAGTTCACCAGGCAAGTCGTCGATGAAGCCGGCAACGCGCTTGAGCGTGAGGTTTTAGCCTCCGCGTCCCGCCAGCAAGCGCCTACCGGCGCGGCTTGGACAGCCTCCAAGACAGGCGAGCGTGTGCTTCGCAATGTTGCGTCCAACATGCGCAAAACCATTTCTGGTGATGTAGTCACCCTGACTCTTTCGGGCCACTACGCCAGGCACCACCTTGGTGCAGTCAAAGGCAAGATTCAGCGTCGTATCTTGCCAAGCCGCAATGTGCCTAAGCCCATAAGTGGCGCCATAGCTCAAGCCATCACTCGTGAGTTTGAAAAGGTGATGAGGTGAGCGAGGTTTGTTTTCCAATATGCTTGGCGCTGCCCAAGCTCTATGACGATGTTGACGCTTTTCTTAAGTCAGAGAATTGCAATGTATCGATGTCGTTTGGCTGGCGTGAGCCGGCTAGGCACCGTGTAACGGACGCTCGTTTGGTTTGGGTCCCGGGCGATGTGACGGGGGACGCGGGCGAGTTACTCCCCGCCCGCTCCCCTGGTCGCAATCCAAGACCCATCGCAACGTTGCGCGAGGCTTTCCACGTGCGCGTTGAGGGCAAGCTGGTTAACCGCAACGAAAATGAGCGGGCTCAGTATCAAGTAACGCGCGAGTTGTTCGACTTGTGGTGGAAAGCTGTTTATCGGTCGGCCTTTGGTACCGTGACTTTGCAATCGCTCGAGTGGGACATTAGCAAAACCGAGCGACGCCACGGCGCGGCTTTGATTGCCACCGCCACTGTCGAATCAATGATCCCGGATTCTGTGCAGTCCGAGGCGCCGGCAGATGCAGGCGCGGATATCACCGTCGAGAAACTGGATGTGACTGAGCTGATCCAAGTCAGCTGAAAAAGGAGATGCCTAAATGACTGTCCCTGCCGTAACGATTACCGAGCTTGATGGAGCGCTGGGCGTACTCCCAAGCAGCGCAGGCGCGCTATTTGCCGTGGTGGGAGTGTCCGAAAAAGGACCGCTTGACACCCCTGCGACCTATGCGCGCGTCCTGGATTTGGTTACTGACTTTGGCTACGGCCCAATGGTCGAAGCTGCTGCCCATGCAATCAATCGCTACGGCAAGCCTGTGGTGGTTGTGCGTACTGGTCAGAGCACCGCGGCGGCCGCCAGCGCTGTGACCCAAACCGGATCGGGCACCTCGGTTGCTACGGTCGACCTGGTAGAGACCACGCCGCTGGATGATTACGAGGTTGTGATCACGGTGGTGACCGGCGGCACTGTGGGCATTGGCCCCGTGCTTATCCGCTACAGCCTTGATGGCGGTCGCACCAATTGTCCCGTGACGGACTTGGGAACGGCTTCAAGCTTTGAGATCACAGGCACAGGAGTAACCGTTGACCTTGCGGCTGGCACCTTGGTTGCTGGTGACACTATCAGCTTCACCACCACCGCCTCGCTTTTCAACAGCGGCGAGATCACTTCGGCACTGACGGCTCTTGGAAACTCCGCGGTCAACTGGGAGCAGGTGCTTATCGCCGGTCCCCTAGATGACACGCTCAAGGGCGTGGTTGATGGGCTGGTTTCAGGCTTTGCTGCCAGCGGTAAATATCACAACTGGTTTGGTAATGCGCGAGTTCCAGATCCAGGCGAGACTGAGGCGGCTTACCTAACTGCCCTCAACGCAGCTCTGACCGCCGACTCCTTGCACGGCGCCGTGTGCGCCGGGGCATGTCGTTATCCATCTGGCGTCAGCGGCAGAAGCCATCGCCGGCCAGTGTCCTTTGTTGCCGCGGCCAGGCACTCCAATGTTGACGAGGACGTCAATGTTGCTGACGTCAACTTGGGTGCTCTTAACGGAATTATCATCCGCGACACAAACGGCAACCCAGATGAGCATGATGAGTTTATCAACCCAGGCCTTGATGACGCCGGCTTTATGGTGTTGCGCACTTGGGATCAGCTCGAAGGCGTTTACATCAACCGGCCAACAATGTTTTCGCCAGCTGGTAGCGACTTTGACTTGGTTCCACATCGTCGAGTGATGAACTTGGCAAGTCGCACTATCCGGCCATACATGGTTCGGCGACTTAACAAGTCCATCCTTGTGGACTCGACCACCGGCTTCATCCTCGAGGAAGAGGCTAGAGAGATTGAGGCGGGTGGTCTTGGCGTGCTTCAGGCGGCCTTGCTGGCAAAGCCCAAAGCCAGCGCCGTTCAGTTTGTGCTTAGCCGCACCGACAACATTCTTTCAACAAGCACGCTCACCGGCACCGTTCGCGTGACCCCGCTTGGTTATCCCGAATTTATCGAACTGGACATTGGGTTCCTAAACCCCGCGCTACAAACCACGACTGTCTAAAGGAGATCAAACCCAATGTCTGATCAGCTCAGAATCAACGGCAATCTTTTTTCTTGGGGCTCGACCAAGCTCAAGATCAACAGCGAGCCTTACACCGGCATCACGTCGATTGCTTACGGTGACTCTCTTGAGGTCACTAAGGGCTACGGCATGGCTCGCCACCACGCTCCTATTGGTCGTTCGTCTGGCAAGTATACGCCTGACCCTTTGACCATGACGATGTTTCAGAGCTCGGCTGATGTGTTGCGCGAGCAGATTCGATTGCTCTCGCCTACCGGCAACTCGATTGGGACTCCAAACTTTCCAATCGTACTCCAGTACATTGAACCTGGATTGGGGCCGGTGGATGTTGTGTTCAACCAGTGCCGGCTCATCAAGTTTTCGGTGTCCCTCGATGAAGGCCCCGATGCGGTCATGGAAGACGTCGAGTTTGATGTTATGAGCATCGTTCGTAACGGCGCTGTGCTCTTCGACGATCGGCAAGGGTAAGCGCTGTGAGCGATGAAAAGGCAGATCTGGAACAGCGCCTCTTAGCGGCTCAAGAGGCTGTGGCGGCAGTAGAGTCCGTTGCCGACGAAAAGCGAGAGCTCGCTTTGCTCAAGATTAGAGTGGAGCGCGCAGAGCAAGCTGCCAAAGATGCGCCCGAAATTGCCAAGGCTGAAGAGCAGTATGGGCCCATCGGCGAAAGTATTGAAGTAGTTCAGACGTCCATGGGCGCTATCGTGGTCAAAGCCCCTCATCATCTGCATTGGGGACCTTTTCAGGACAAGGCCATCAACAACAAGCTTAAGCCAAGTGACGTGTGGAAGTTGGTCAAGACTTGCCTGGTGTACCCAGACTCGGCGCGCGTCGAGGAGATAATTGAAGCGCAGTCTGGCGCTGTGGCCCGCCTGGCAACGGCGGTGACGGAGCTTGCGGACATTGAAACAAAGGAGAGGGCGGGAAAATAACCAAGCTGCGAAAAGCCGCCAAAAGTGATCACGGTGTCGGGGCGGTGTGTTTGTTAGCAGCGATGGGGAGTCATAGACAGGAAACCGATGCCGAATATGTTCGAGCCCATGCGGGCGCACTGATACTTGCCGAAGCAGTTCACGATTTGTCTTTGCTTAGGCGCATGATTCAACAAACTTTGGAGAGCAAGCGTGGCTGATACGACTGTCAGATTTTCGGTAAAGCTAGACGATGATGTCTCGGCTTCAGCGAAAAGTTCGGCAGCTGCGCTAGAGCAACTTCAGCAAAAGATTCAAGCCGATCAAAAAGCCTTGTCGGAGATGAACAGGGCTTTGCGTCGCATCAAAGGCAGCACGTCGGTATCTGGCAAATCCATCACGGATTTAAAAGATAAGATTGCGGCACAAAAAGAAGTCCTCGGTCGAAACCAGCAGGCGTTTTTGGATATGGGCGGCGGCTTTGACATGCTCGCCAATAAAGCCAAGCCGCCAACAGCTGCCACTGGCAAGATGGGAGGTATGCTTGGCCAAATGGCCGCATCGGCAGGCCCGGCCATAGCTGCGCTAGGCGCTGTCACGGCAGGCTTTGCAGCGGTAGCAGCTGGTGCTGTGGCGGTGGGCGCTGCGTTGACTGCGGTGATTGCTCCGATCGTTGCAGTGACTGGCAAGCTCTTGCAGCTAGGTGTGGCGGCAAGCGAGGCCGCGAGGTCAGAGCGCTTGCACTTCGAGGGCTTGGCCAGCATTCGCAAAATGTATGGTCTGGTTGCTCAAGGTGCTGCGGGCATGCAAACGGCCATCGATCGCGTATCGAGTCGTGTGGCTGCCGGGCGTGGTGAGCTGGTGAGCTATGCTCAACGCTTGCAGCGTCTTGGTGTGACTGGGAAAAATTTCGAGCTTGCGCTTGAGGCTGCTGGCAAAACCGCTGCAGTGCAAGGTGACCGCTACGGTCGTCGCATGCTGATGATGGCGGCTGCAACGGCGCGCGCTGGCGGATCTGTGCAGGCTTTGGCCGACGATGTTGAGGCACGCCTAGGGCCCATCAACACTCGCTTGATGGCGGGGCTTGGCAAGATGTCCGAAAAGCTCCGCGAGAACATTGGCAACATTTTCAAGGGGCTTCGCATTGAAGGGTTTCTTTCAAAGCTTTTCGAGATGTCGCAGATCCTTAGCCAAAACAATGTTGTGGGCCAGGCCTTGCGCAAGGCGTTTGAGACTTTGTTTCAGCCGATGATTGACGGTGCCACCAAGCACTTGCCGGCAATCAAGGAGTCGTTCTTGTTGTTTTCGGCTGACGTTCTCAATGGCGTAGCCTCAATATTCCGAGCTCTTACCGGCCTAAAGAAAGCGCTAGGCATTAAATCCTTTCAGGGATTGATCGACATGCAAGCCATTGCCCAAGGCTTGGCTTTTGCGTTCTTGTTCTGGCTCCGGAGCATCGAGTCTACGGTCAAAGCTTTGACAGCGCTCACCAATGCAATCAAAGCAATCTGGAAGCTTCGGCCGAATGCTTTGGGACGGGCGTTAACTGACGGCATCTCGCAAGGCGTCAAAAGCGGCGAGGGTTCTGTGATCTCGACCATGCGTTCACTTGCCAGCAAGGCCCAGGGAGCATTTGAGAGCGCGCTAAAAATCCAATCACCATCCAAGGTGTTTGCTGGATTAGGTGAGCAGATTCCACGTGGTATTGCGGCTGGTGTTGATAGTGCATCGCCAGTAGCTGACACGGCTGTAGCGCAAGTGGCCCAGCCACCGGCGCTATCGGCCGGGGCTGCGGCGGGTGGCCAGCGTGTTTATCTCAGCTTTGGCGACATCAACATTGCTGGCGGTGAGGGCTCGGATGGCCAGTCCTTGGCGCAAGGTTTCCGCGATGAATTGGCTAAGGCCCTCGAAGGCGTTTCGATTGAGCTTGGTGGGGCAACGGGCAGAGCATAATGGCGTTCAATCCCATCTCCAATCCCGTCGATTTTGTAGAGCTTGCGGGACGTCGTACCCCCGGCATTGCTGAAGTGCTAGGAGCTAGCTCGCCACGCGAGTGGAAAGAGCGGCGTAGCATTGGCTATGGTGGTGCCATTGTTGTCTTCAGGGGCATCAAGCTTGCGCGGTTCACAGTCAAGCTTCGCTTGTACTCTGATCAAGACTGGCAGGATTGGGATGACTTCCGCGATGTAGTTCAGCGGCCTCCACTGTCAAACGCAGCTTCGCAAGGCGTGGGTATTATTCGTAGCCCGTTTGGCAGGCGGCCTAAAGCGCTGTCAGTCAACCACCCGATCCTTGCCGATCTCAATATATCTTCATGTGTTGTGCTGGATGTGTTGCAGCCGGTGCAAACGGGCAATGGCGAGTGGACGATTGATATCAAGTTTATTGAGTACCGTCGCCCGCGCTATCAGCTCGCAACGCCTGATGCCGCTGCTACCACTGATGTTCCCACCAAGGGTGAGCGTGAAAACGCTGATGCTGTTGAAAATGTTACCGTCACCTTTGTGGAGCTAACTGGCTAATGCCCGCCGTCACCATAAATGGAGAGCGGGCCACGGATGTGGTGGCAACGGTGCCGTGGCGCGGGTCTTGGTTTGCTGATGTGACTCTTGAAGATGAGTCCGATCTAAGCGGTCGAATCACCATCCAGTCCAATGGTCTAGAAATGGTTGGCACCATAGATGATCGCTACAGTGGAAAGTTTCGTACAGAGCACAAGCTTCGCGTGGTTGGTGGTGGCGGCGGCTGGACTCAGCTGGTGCCATCCAAGGGCTATCACAACGATGCTGGCGTGGCGGCCGTCCGAGTGGCTCAAGACGTGGCCTCTGAAGTTGGCGAGTCGCTAGGGACTTTTACGGCAAACCCTGAAAAGGTTGGGGTCGACTTCGCGCGTCAAGCTGGCACGGCTGGACAAGTTTTAGATCAGCTGGTGGGCTCAACGTATTGGTGGGTAGATTACGCTGGGCTAACCCAAGCCGGCGCCCGCGAGGTCCAAACGATTGACCTGGAACAAGTGCAGCTGTTGAGCTTTGATCAAGGGACCAAAAAAGTCATGCTTGCCGCCGACGATCTCACCGCAGTGCAGGTTGGCTACCAACTCGACATTGACGATCAGGGCACCTTTTTGATCCGTGAGCTCACGCTTAGCGCGACCGATGAGGGCGTCACGTTTACTGGCTGGTGCGGGCCGGGGACTCAGCGGTCAAGATTGGCCGGGGTGTTGTCGGACATGGTCGAGGCTGTGGCGGCCAAGCGGCTATTTGGCATGTGGCGCTATCGGGTATCTCGCCAGAGCGGTGATCGCCTAGAGCTTCAGGCCATCAACCCAGACGCGGGGTTGCCTGATCTTTTGCCCATATCGATGTGGCCGGGAACATCGGGCTCACATGCTGAGCCAGCCTTGGGCTCGGAGGTCTTAGTGCAGTTTGTCGAAGGCAACCGAGCACAGCCCATCGTCACTCACTTTGCAGGCAAAGACAAAGAGGGTTTTGTGCCTGTGTCTTTGTTGCTTGCTGCCGATGCCATTAAGATTGGTAGCGATGCGGCGTCTGAAGCTATGGTGTTGGGCAACGAGCTTAAGTCCTGGATCTTGGCTCACACGCATCCAACGGGTGTGGGGCCTAGCGGAGTGCCTGTGGAGCAGGGCACTTTTGACGCGGCTTTGTCGACCAAGACGGTGGTAGAGTGATGCCGCTTATTGACGCAAATTTGCAAAGCGACCTAGCCACCTTTTTGGATGGTAGCTTGGAGTCGGAGGCCGATTGCGCTCAAGCATGGGCCGACGCGATGGAAAGCTATGTGCAAACGATTGTCCCAACTTCGACCACGGCGGCTACGGCTGCCGGCCTTTTGGCCTCCGGCCTTGCCGGCATGTCTGTGCCCGATGCGGCGGTGGGCGTGTTTACCAGCGCTATGGCAACTTTTGGAAGCGAGCTTGCATCGGGAATGATCCCGGCGGCCATTCCGCCTTCCGCGCCTTTCATCTTGCCACTGCAAGATGTGGATTCGCCAACCTCGGCGAATGCAGCGGCAGCAAACATATCGGCAGCAATTGGAACATGGATTAGGACAGGGCGGCAGGCTCCGCCGTCAAACGCCCCGTGGGCATGAAAGGTTTTAGGCAATGGCACTTACTCCATCGTTTGTGGTTCGAAGAGACGATACAAGCGGCAAGAACATTAAGACGGGGCGTGATGGCGCCGGAAACATCATTCAGTTTGTTTCGCTAACAGATGATGTCGGCGAGCAGACTGGTATTTCAGGCGCGGCTTTGCCGGTCGTCTTGGACTCCTCTGGGCCCGTTTCGTTTTACGATTCTGGCGCAGCTGCTGACACGCAAGAGGTGGTCTCGACCTCGGGTGTAAGAGTTAAAGAGGTGTTTGTTTCTTTGGCCCCAGGGGTGTCCGGCGACAGGTGGGTCATGTTGTTTAACGCCAACTCAGCGCGCACCAATGGCGCCTTGCCCGTGACCAGGTTTAAGGTTCCAGCGGCGGACGATGCTTCGAGGACCTTTGAGGCGGAGCGAACTTTCCCAACGGGCTTAGTTGTCGCGGTGTCGACCACCATTGGGACTTTGACTTTGCCAGGCTCTGGCGAGGCTTATTTTTCGGTGCAGTACACGGCGGCCTAGTGAGTTACTTCGCCACATCTTCGGGCTGGGTTCAGGCGTCTGGCGGCAGGGCCCTTGGAAGATTGAGGCTTACCGCAGCGAAAGTGTTCAAGCTGTGACCTTACTTATGCTACTGGAAGCATCGTCTGAGACATCTGCTTTTGATCAGTTGCTCTCTGACATTGCTCTGACATCGCGGGCCAACAACTCGCTGACAGCCGGTCAGGCTTCAGACGAGGGGCTTGGGTATGGCACTGACCTTCGCTGTGGCTTTGATCTGGAGCCGGACATGGCTTCGGTAGATCCGTTTTCAACTTTGGCGGTGGCGGAGGCGGTGTTGCGCCGCCTGGATTGTCCTCGGGGCGCAAACCCAGATGACCCAAACTACGGCATCAGCGTGCGTAGCATGCTTAATAGGGGCGTGACCGACACAGACATTCGAGCCTTAGGCGACACCATTCGCCTCGAAGTGCTTGAGGATGATCGGGTCGACCAATGCACAGTAAGAGTGGTGCCAGCTCAAGACGCCTCGTCGCTTACCGTACAGCTAATTATCACGCCATTCGATGCAAGCCTTGATGAATTTTCGCTAACCTTTGAGGCAACCAGTGGTGGTCTGGTTGTTCAGGAGATTGCAGCGTCATGACAACAGTCGAAGAGCTTGTAGAGGAGCAAAGCGAGGATACTCTAAAGGCCGGGCTGTTCGACGACCTTGTCAGCCTTGGCGCTCAAGTTACCTCTTGGAAGTCAGGTAGTGTGACGCGGGTCATAATTGCTGCCGTTGCCCGCGCCTTGCAGTCCTTTTCCCGCACCCAAGCCAATCTCGCGCGCAGCGCATTTCTGGACTTTGCGGAAGATGATTGGCTTACCTTGGTCGCCAAGTATGTGTATGACATTGATCGCGACCTAGGCTCCTTTGCGACGGGCTCGGTGGTCGTTAGTAACACGACAGGAAGCCTCTATACCGGTGGGCCTGAGACTCTAATCTTTTTGAACCCAAGCAACGGTGCGACTTACCGCAACACCCAGTCTTACACAATCAATCCGCTTCAAAGCAATCTGACGATCCCAGTCGAAGCGATTACGATTGGTTCGGCTGGCTCTTCGTTGCCGGGCGAAATTACGGAGCTCGAGACTACTTTGCTTGGTGTGACCGTCACCAACCCGGCCGCTCTGATTGGCAGCGATGCGACTGGGGACGAAGCGCTAAGGATACTTTGTCGAGAGCGCACGGCTGCTGCTTCGCCCAATGGTCCCGGCGATGCCTATAGCTATTTTGCCAAGACGGCGACCAGGGCAGATGACTCCAGCGTTGGAGTCACCAGGGTGTTGCCTGTGCCACTCGGTAGTGGGCTAATAGACGTCTATGTGGCCACTGCTACGGGCGGGGTTCAAGGCGTCAACACAGATATATCCACGGATCTTGGCGTCATCCAAGATCAAATAGTTTCCAATGTTGAGCCTATTGGGGTCGTGGCCACTGTCAGATCGGCAGCGGCTCTGGCTATTAACGTTACCTATGAGCTTTGGATGTTGGAGACGGCAGGTATCTCAATCGCGGAAACGCAAGCTGCGGTGCAAAGCAGCCTTGAGGAATTCATCAGCTCTCAACCTATTGGCGGCCAGGTGATTGGCGCCTCGGCGAGGGTTTGGAAAAGGGCTATCGAGCAGGCAATTGGAGACGCCTTGCCTGAGGGAACTTTTGTGAACATCGCCGTAACCGAACCGCTGTCGGATGTGACGGTGGCTTTTAGCCAGGCCCCTGTCATCGGTACTGTGACGGCAACAGCCATCAACTTGGTGACGGATGCCTAATCAAGAGCGGCTAAGGTTTGAAACCTTTATTGTTCGCATCAGCCCGCCGTGGCTTCAGCGAACCGAGGGCGGCCGCCTTATGCGTGTGTTTGGCCGTGCGATTGATCGTTTGGTTGACGCTTCGACTCGGTCGATTTCGGTTAGGTTCCCGGGCTTGTTCTCGGATGCCTTGCAGTATATTGCTCGTGATCGCAAGATATTCCGTGGTCCACGGGAAGGAGACACGTCGCTTGCCAATCGACAGCGTCGCTGGTGGCTATTGCACAAGGGCCGCGGCGGCCCTGTGCCATTTTTAGAGCAGGCTTTTGACTACTGGCAGTATCTTGGTGCGCAGCTTGATTTGGTGTACGCAAATGGTGGCCGGGCGGTTGTGTCGGCGACTGGCGAGATCACTAGGGATCGCATTAGCTGGAATCAGATCACAGCAGGTGAGTGGTCGGAATTCTGGTTTGTCTTTAACCTGGGCTCTGATCCTACAGGCCTGGCCAGCACTGGTACAGTAGACCCAGTCCAGCTCGACAGCATGCGCCAGCTAATTCAGCAGTGGTCCCCAGCGCATATTTTGAACGCATATATTGTGTTGCTCTGGGATGATTCGGAAGAGCTGTGGGGATACCCTGTGCCCGTGGGCGAGTGGGGCGAACTCGGCGACACGTGGGCTGCAGACCAGCCGTACCGTGAGATCTACAGATTTGGGAGAAGCTGACAGATGCCTAAGTTTTTAACAGAAGCTGATGCCTGGGAAGCCGAGGGAACCGTGGTGGTTCCTACCGACGGTGATGTGCGGAACGCCGCCAGCGTTGAGCTGGCGTTTCAGCAGCTCACGAATCGAACCCTGTACCTTTACAATTATGTTGATGGAGGTGCCGAAAGCAGGGTTTTGATTCTAAGCATTTTCCAAAGTTTTTTTGATCAGTCGGATTGGTCGATTAATGGAGGAAGCTCGCTGGGAAACATATCTGCCTCTGTTGAGCTATATGTGCCGCTAAACAGGATCGTGCCAGTAGGCGCAACGGTCACTCGCTGCAGGGCTATGGTCAACCCAGGAGCGGCCCGGGGCGTTGGAGATCGGATGGAGCTTTCTTTGGTTGAAAGGGTTCCGGACTTTGCTGCGGTGCCATCATTTTCAATCACTGAGTCAACTATCGATTCTGAGGAAGATGATGGCACTTCAAACGTTCAAATGATTGATGTGTCGGGGTTGTCTTACGTCATGGCCCCGGCTTCGCATGCAACTTTGCAGCTAGCCGCTGGCAATGGCACGGGTGATTTGGTTTACGCGTTTGAGGTGTCCTACGATGGCGCCGGCCCAAGAAGCGCATAAGCAAGAAAGGTATAGAACAATGTCAACACTACTATCAGCATGCCGCGGGATTACCCCTAAGGGTGCCGTCGGGGTGCCCACTCTTGAGGGAGTGGATGGTGGCCCGACAATTTGGGTGAGGCCCGCGGGCGTTACCGATGCGAGCGGAGCCGTTGGGTCTTGGGATAGCGAGGGCAGCAATACCCTTCGTTTTTCCAACTCGACTACAACCGAGCGGCCATCGATTGTCACCGTGGGCGGGCTAAACGTCCCTCAGTTTGATGGCACCGACGATCATCTTTTGTCCGAAACCACGTTCACTCCGATCGAGCGCTACTGCATGGCTGTGCTGTTGCGCATTGATGCCTTGGCGAACAATAACCGCATCATGGACACGGGCAGTGCCGGGGGTGGGTACCTGGCGTTTTTCAACGATGGGGTTGATGATGTGTTTCGCTATGAGCAGGGCGCTTCCGATCTCACTGGTGACACCAACGTTGCTGATGGCGAGTGGCACAGCGTCATCTTAGACATTCAGACAAGCGGTGGCACTTCGACGCTGTACCTCAATAATGTCGTGGACGGGACTTTGGCAGGCACTGCTGTGGCGCCAACAGCTGGCACGCTAGCGCTCGCCGCTACCAGCGCGGGGGCCAACGCTGCGGGTATCACCCTAGCGGACCTGGCACTGTGGAATGATATTGCCGGCGCACCATCGGTGACTGACATTTACAACTATCACGTGGCCGTGGCTAATGTGCTCGGAGTGACTCTCGGCTAATGGCAACGCGCAATCTCCATATCATTATGGGACAGTCTAACGCTGTCGGGTTTGCTAGCAAGAATGACCTGACTGACGTTCGATACGACGTTTCCGATCCGTCGGTTCAGCAATGGACTCGGTTGGGTGGGGTGTCGTCCAATGGATGGAGCACGCTTACTATTCCTCAAAACTCATTTTCCGTTGAAGCCGCGGTGTCCCAGCGGCGGAAGCAGGCGGGAGAAACCAATCCCTTGATCTTTCGAGCTGGAAACGGCGGCACGAACTTGGCGGTTAGTTGGCGCCCCCGTGTCAGTAGCAGCTTGTTTCACGACAGCTTCATGGAGCTGTGGCGGGCTTACGACAACGCGAGGCGCGTCACTTTTCCAAGCGATGACATTGTCATTTCATCGTTTATTTGGATCCAGGGTGAGTCTGATACCTTTGATCCAAATCACGCGGCAGCTTATGGCGACAACCTTGCCGTATTGTTTGAGGACATAAGGTCTGAACTTGGCCCGGTGCCTATATTTGTTCCAACCCTGCATCCGACCTTTACCGGGCAAGGGCCGTCCCCGCAGGGGCAGATTGACTTTGTAAGGTCGCAGCAAGTTGCGGTCGCTTCCAATTTTAACCGGGCTTATTCGATTACAACGGATCAGCCAAACATCTCACTCACCGACGGTTCGCACTATTCGGCCAACAGCTACATGGCTTTGGGCGATGACATTGCCGATGCCATGGCGGTTGATGGTCTTAGCTTTGTGCAGCTTCAAGATCAGGCTGTAGTGTTTGACGACGAGGCGACTGCTCAGGCTTTGGCGGACAGTATTCAGCTGGGCGAGGGTGACCGCGATGAAGACCCTTCATCGGGCGGCTACGGTATTCGCCAAGGCGCTGGGTGCAGAGATCCTTGGCCCACTACGGCTCGCGACCAACTTGAAGCTCACCCATATCGAGGTGAGTGGGCTATCCCTGTCGGTGGCATACCTGACGACATGACTTACGATCTTGAGACCAATCGACGACCAATCGACCTGAGGCATTGGGGATGACGACGGGCGAGGAAGACACCAAGCCTGGTCTTAATGTTGGGATTGCAAGGGCCCGGGTGTCCTCGATCTCTCAGTTGGATCAGCTGTCAGTCTTGGTGGGGATCTTGCGTGCGGTGGGCGGGGTAGAGATTCCAGAGGAAGCCGAGCCCAAGGTTAAAGAAGAGATCAAGTCTTATGGCGACTCTATGATCGACCATGGGCGTATGAGCTCGGTCACAGATATCGAGGGCTTGCGCTCGGAGCGCGCTCACCTGCTGGCTCAAGTTGAGGACTTGAGGGCTCGAGACCGCGAGATCAAGCTGGCTATTAGTAAATATGAGCGCGGTCATTGTGAGTGGGGTGATGTCCGCTGTGTCTTGGTGGGCGAAAAATGAGCCCAGAAATGATAGGCGGTATTGTCGCGTCTATCCTGGCAATCGTGGCGGCAAGTGCTGGCACTTATGCGCGCAAGCGCAAGATGTCACTAAGGCCACCGCCGCCTGCTGCCCCTCAGCAACTGAGCCACAGGGGAGATCATACGGGCCCATTTAGGCTGGTCGAACAGATTGACCGTGATCAGGTCTCGCTTGAAACTCTGGACGTGGTGACGCAGCTGTACCGGCAGTTTGCCGAACTCAATAAAGACAATGCACGTGACGCAATGTCACGCGAGACCGTGGCGCTTGTGGCCGAAAAGGTTGAGGCGATTTACTCGCGGGCGCGTAGACTGGCTACGTCGGAAGATATCCGCGAGCTGTCGATGGAGGTGCGCGAACTTAGGCGCACGCTGGAAAGTAGAGGGACGGTATGAAAATGAGAAGTTGGCCAGAGGTGGCTATGTTTGCAACGTTTTTGACAGCGGGAATTGTGTCGGCGATTTTCGTGGGCAAGGAGTGGGCGGCTCTGCTGCTTACCGCGGCGGCTGGTGTGGTGTTTGATGTTGGCGCATTCCACTGGCCAACAGCTCAAGACCGCGAGGAAATTGATGTCGACGTAGATTCGGGTGTGCCGTGAAGGCCCTTGCGCTGTCGGCGTCCATTTTCTTGGTGGCGTGCGGCGGAGCCAACGAGGCTCTGCGCACGGCAGTGGTGGTGACGGCTGCGGGTGTCGTGGAGGTTGATGAGACTGCTGCGCGCATTGCGGCTGACACTCGCGAGTCCCATGGTGACCAAGCCGACCGCGAGTTTCCCGATCAACCTGACGCGGCGCGCTCCAGGTTTTTGGAATTGCGCGCACCATTTTGGAAGATGGACGAAGTTGTCACTGGTGTAGGTGAGTTGTTGTTTTCAGCTGAGGCTTTTTTGGACGCGCACGGATCTTCTGGGTTTGAGCCGGTGGCCGCCTGCATTGTACGTGGGCTGGGTCGTTTGTCTGATGCCGGCAAGGCTATCGGCTTGGAAATGCCAGAGGTAATCCAGTCGGGCTTTGCACTTCTTGAGGGCCTCGAGGGGCGATGCGATGTAGAGGGCGAGGGCGACCATGAGTGATCTAGTTGCGACCATCATTGGTCATGCAGTGGGCGGGATAGCTGATTTGGTAGAAGCGGCTGTGGCAGGTGATCTGACATCGCGACAGCGGCTTGCAGACATCTTGCCGGTGGAAAGCAGGCTGTCAGTGGAGGCCATGATCGACAAGGCCTATGCTGAGTCTAGGTGGCCGGTTGAATTGAGTGATTCGGAAGACGACGAGTAAGGGAAGCGGGGACGCGAGGTAGGCAAACATGGCACTTATTGTTGATCCAGACGATCTAAATCAAGGCACCGAAATCACTATTGATGCGGTTGCTCAAACAATCACATTGAACTTGGCAGGCAACCTTTCAACGGACGGGGTGAACGGTTCGGCTGTCTACTCGTTCTTGAAAGAAGAGTGGCGGCAGGACGCCAATTTGATTCGGTACGACTTTCCAATGCTGGCCATTGACAATGACGCCGGTAAGTTTGCCATTGGCCAGAATGCCAATGGCTTCAACGGTTGGGGCTGGGGTGATGAGCAAACCCGCACCCTCTTGCGTTCGATGGGCTGGCAGGAGTTCAATGATTCCGGTCAGCTGCTGCGTGAGTACATTGGGGCGTTTTCCGGCGCTGCGGTCAACGCGGCATCCCAAGCGTACTTTGCTTTTGCCAATGACACGGCTCCCACGGACTTCAGTTTCTTGGGTTCGGTCGATCAGGGCGTGCAGATTTTTGGCGACGCTGCCAATGGGAACTTTGATAAGCGCGCTGAAACGCTAAACATCTATGTCCGCGAGCAAGGTCGCACCTACACAAGCCAGGGCAGCACCGCCCTCCCGCAGCTGGCCTCTGAGCTAAAGCCGATTTTTGCTCCGCTTACGCTGTCGGAAGCTGCGGACATTAAGATCGCTGCAACCGACGTCACCATCGATGGGTCGGCTCCATATACTGGGATGTCAATCACCTATGGTGCCGTGACACGTAGCATTGGTGGTACGAGCTATGATTTTGGCGTTGTTATCGACGGCAACAACGGAACGGCAGAGCAGATCTACGAGTTCGTCCAACGCCAGTTGCGCATTGATGGTGACATCGACGATGGCGCCGGCACCAAAAACGGCAAGTTGGCTGACGAACTTCTAACGTTTGTTGGAGATCGACTCGACACCCTGCTTACGGCTGACGGCGGCGTGTACATTGACAACTTCAACGCCAACGACACCAACCGCCTACGATTTGCGGATGATACCGGGGCTTATCGGACCTTCCCATTTGTTTCGGCTGGCTCGATTACTTTTAACTCGAACCTATCGAGCGACCCGAATGCGATTTACCGCATGTTTTTCACGACCAATCCTGGCGGCGACTACGGAACCGCCAGCGCGATCATCGTCAACGATGCAAGCGGTACCCCGATTTCAGGATCGGTCGGCGCCCAATCATCGATCAGCTTTGACTTTGACTATGACGGCAATGTTCAGGGTGGACGCACCCCTAGTCAGGATGCCGATGTCACCGTGGTTGCGATTGGTCTTGATGGCGCGCAATACACTGTCGCCACCGGCACCATCACACAGGCAGTCGGAATCAACATCGCATTGCAGGCCTCGTTTGAGCGCAACTACTCCAACCCTTAATCAAGTCCTGTCGTGGCGTACATAGCGGATACCAGGGAAACATTTTCTGAAGAGGACTCTACCAACTTCAGTGTGGAGCTTCCGCCGCACAGCGCTGATGATTTGTTGCTGGTGGTGGTCGGCACAGACAACGATGATTTGTCATCTTTCACGTCCGGCTGGAACAATCCCAGCACAGGCGGCAATGTCGGCGGTGGTCAGTCCCATGTTTTCTGGAAGCTTGCTGCCAATTCTTCTGAGTCTTTGGATCTAGTTACAGCAAGCACGACAGATTTTGTGGTGTGCTCGGTTACGGTATCTGACGTCGACACGACTACACCTGTGGAGGTTTTTGCCGAGAACATAATGGGCGCAAATGGCACTAACGTTGATACTCCGGGGGTTACAGCTTCAGCTGGAGCCCTGGTGATTCGTGCCGTTGGCGGCTTTGAGCGCGGCACTGGTTTTTTTGACGATCTTGATTTGTTCAGTTTTAGTTACTCGTCTACTGAGGTTAGAGCTGTAAGTTTGGCGTGCGAAGTTGCGCCGGCCGCTCAGGCGATGGGCACAAGACGTTGGTCTTTCAGCAGAAATGAGCGCGGAACCGGCTACACGCTGTCTATTCAAAATGCGGCCGGAGGCTCTATCCAAGCCATCCCTACTTTTCCTTGGTCCCCGCACAGACGACTTGGTCAGTGGGGCGAGTTTTATGACGGAGATACATTTGTCGGCATTAGCGCGGACATTACGGAAGCTTTTGGCCTGACTGTTAGCACTAGAGCACCATCGCTACTAAATAGCGGCCAGGTGGAGCCGGATCCAGAGCTCACAGATTACGACTTCGTGTGGACCTCTTTTGTCTTTGCCGCTGATACGAATCAGTGGCAAGGGCTAACCGTGCCAGTTTCCTTAGATCTTACCGACGGCTCGATAATGTCGGTTTTTCTTGACACAAGTAACGGCGGCAACAGCCAAGGTTCCGAGGGGATATTCCTGGCGCTAATCGATGCGTCTGGGAACTATGTTATTTATAGGCGACGCAAGGTCGAGGGGATCAATGATACGGATGACGTGTATTTTTTCACGCAAAACAGCGTTCCCGACGAGAGCTCAGGCGCGTTTGATTGGTCTGATATCACCAAAGTCGGATATGCGCGGCATCGTGGCGGTGGCTCTAGTACCAACACGATAAGCATTTGCAATATAGCCACACACCAACCCATGGTTGTTAAGGGGGGGGACTCCCAGAAGCCAGTCTCTTATTCAGACTTGTTCGGTTATTTTCGTAGCAACTTCTTTGTTTTGAACTGCCTGCGCCAAGGAGAGGCTCAGTTTCAAAGCCAATTGCCTGTGCAGATTGGTGACGGAACAACTGAAACCCACTTCAGTGCGCGCGGGAACTCGTGGGAGCTTCCAGGTGTTTTTGGCGTAAGCCAGTTCTCTTGGCGCCTGGCGCCTGGCGACTACACTTTTGCAATCAACGCATCTCCAAACGATGTGATTGACCTGTCGGCATCTATCATGGGGACGGCTTCGCGCCAGTTGTTTGAGATTGTGGGTACAAGCTCTCTTTCCGCCGAGTACCGTATGACAGGTTTGCTTATTCGCGGGTGGGATGTGACCGTGCGTGACGGTATACCGCTAACATCGGTCATCTTCTCTGGATGCTTTGACCTCGCTATGGGGGCGGCAAATCTGGACCGCTGCGAAATATCTGCGCCACAAGCCAGCTCGGCTATAACCGTCTCGGCCGGAGCTTCTGTGGTAGATTGCTCCTTTGATGCCGGTGGAAACTCCGCGGCTGTTGGGGCGACTTTGGAGAGTGCTGGCAGCTATGACTTTTCCAACAGCACCTTTTCGGGCTTTGCCACTGACATCGATGTCACGGCGACTGCTGGCACAGTAACAATCACGTTGGCTCAGGGTCAGTCGCAGCCCACAAGCGCCACGGCCGGGGCCACCGTGGTATTTGTTCAACCACAAGTGCAGCTGACATTGACTGGGATCCAGCCTGCTTCGGAAGTTCGAATCTATGACTCAACAACCGAGGTGGAGATAGCAGGGCAAGAGCAAGTCAACACCGGGTCTTTTGCGACAGCGATACCTAGCACAACGTCTGCCGTTGACGTCGTCGTGCACTCGCTAAATTACGAGTACTTGCGATTAGATGATTTGCCTGTGCTGGAAAACGCAACGATACCTATTGTGCAAAGGCTTGACCGCCAATACATCAATCCGTGATCAATGCCCGATGTTGTTACATTCGACGCGCCTAATCGCATCATTACTGAGATTGCAAACGGCGCCGTCAACAGCCTCGACATTGTCGAGGTGTACAGCGAGTGGAAAGTTTGGGCAGCCCAGTCCGACAACCTGAAGTTTCCACCGGCGTTTTCAGTTGTGGGCGGCGACCCGATCAGTCCGTCTCAGAGTCTCGGCTCTACGTTTTTCCTCGAAAACGGTTGGCGCATTCGGCCCGCCGAGCTGAACCATGAGCTAGAGATCCGCGGAAACCTGTTTGTGGCTGGCGGGGTGGGAAACGTTTTTGTGCCTACGCTTGGCTCATTCAACGTCAGCACCAAGTTGTCTGTGTCCAACCTTGTGGACGCGGTAAACACATTTCAACAGGCCGACCGCAGTCAGCTAAACTTCGTGCATCTTTGGGCCAGCGGGCGGTTGAGAATTGACCCCGCGGCCAAGCAGATGATCTTGTACGAGGCTGACAATACAACGGTGCATGCGACGTGGGACATTGAGGTGCAAGGTGGCGGCACCTGGAACGTGCCCACGGGTGTCCAAGTTGACAGGACTCCGGCATGATTCTTGGGACTCTGGGCCAGATTGGTGCATCGGCTTTGACTGGTGGGCTTGGCGAGGGGTTTGGCGGCTTGCTTCTCACTCCGGGTCCGAGTGAAATTGACATTGTAGAGCTGCAATTGCAGGCCAACCTGAGCGTGGAGATGGATCTTGAGTTACGACCCCATAGAGCTGGATCTTACTATCCAAGCTATTCTTACCAGGGATTTGCAAATGGACATGGAGCACTCGGAGAGTTTGCCGGTGATGCCAGTGGTCGAACTATTTTTGGAGACGCGTACGGCGCTCACATTTGAGGTAGAAAGATGAAAATATTTGTAGGCGACGTAGGCACCAGCATCCGAGTGAGGTTGGTAGATGAGTGCGGCGAGCCCATCGATATATCCACCACCACTTCGCAAAGAATTGCTGCGGTGTCAGAGCAGACTGGCGACACACCTAAGGTGTTTACCGCCGGCTTGCTCACGGATGGTGTTGACGGCTGGATTGAATACTTGACGGTCGCAGGCGACTTTGATGTTGCTGGCACCTGGAAGCTCCAAGCCCACGTGGTGTTTCCGGCAAGCGAGTTTTACTCGGAGATAGGATCTGTGCAGGTCCACCAACGTTTGTTTGCATAGCTCCTGGCCTTTGTGCTATCGCGGGAGTCATATGCAAAGTGTCCATCGGCCTATCATTGGAGGCAAGGAAGCCTCCTGCCCGCACCCGATCTACAATTGGTATTACCATGGCATGGAAACCAAGCCTGGCCGTGGCGCGCGCCGTCGCCATCCCAAGACGGAGCTGGACTTGTGGGTGATTCATTGGACGGGTGGCGAGGGCACGGCCAAGGGTTTGTTTCGCGTGCTCAACGCCCGCAAGCTTGGCGTGGAGTTCGCGATCGACCGCGAGGGCATGATCTGGCAATTTGCCGATCCCATCAAGGTGGACACCTTTGACGCCGGCATCGTCAATCCAAGGTCTGCCGGGGTAGAGGTTGTGAACTACGGCTTTCGCCGAAAGAGGTCTGACATCCCGCGCAAGGGCAGGGACCGTCAGCTGTACAAAACCAGGCTGAATGGCCGCAATCGCACCTTTGCCAGATTTTATCCCGACCAAGTTGCGGCGACGATTCATTTGACCGAGATGATTTGCCGCGAGATTCCCACCATCCCACGTTGTGTGCCCCGGGAAAAGGACGGGAGCCTCATGACTCGAACCATGACTCGCCAAGAGCTCAAAGAATACAAGGGTGTCATCGGTCACTACCACATCACCAAAACCAAGTCCGACCCGGGCACTGAGATTTTCAAGGCGTTGGCAGCGGCAGGCTATTGATGGACGTGAAGGTGGAGATCAGGGGCAGTCTTGGTGACGTCGAGGAATTGCTGCAAGGTCAAAAAGCGGCCTCTGTGTTGGTGACCCTGGATGAGGAACTGCGCCAGCGAATCAAGTATGACGAGCTCACTGGCAGCGAGCTCGAGATTTGGCAAGCTCTCCGCTCTCGTCTGGCTGAACTGTGCTACGACATGGGCTTTGGCCTCGGATGATTGAGTATGTGATTTGCCGCGACTGCAATGGCAGTGGCGAAGGTCGTTTTGACGGCAGCGTGTGCCATAGGTGCCGTGGCCAAGGTGAGGTATTGGAGCGAACCGATGAAGAAACTATTGAGTTTGTGCCTGACGTTGATCTTTTATCCGCTTGCCGCGAGCGCTAGTGCGCCATGCGAGGTGGAAGAGACAGACGAAAACGTCTTGGCGCTTTCCGTGGTTGCTGTGTCCGAAAGTGGCTGGTCGGGGATAGACGACCATGCGGCTATTCTGGCTGTCCTTTGCGATGTCAAAAGTCGCGCCGAGAGGCGCAGGCGAATGCGCGGGAAAAGCGGAGCCCTTTCATTAGCTTGGGCCGCCGATAGGTATTCCTTGCGTCATCGCATCCCGGCAAGAGCGATGATGGGAGATTCGCCGCGGGCCCGCGCCATGAGGCGGCGGGTTCGTCGGCGTGCTTGGGTGTTGTCACTCAATCTATCAGGTGCCGCCCCTCGGAATTTTCCGGAGCATCTTGAGTGGAGCCGGTATCGGGACCAGTGGTTGGCAGTGGTCGCAAGGTCCAAGCGCTTGATCCGCGGCGAGGATTCCCACTCATGTCAGGCGGAGGTAAATCACTGGGGCGGGCCGATGGATCGGGGTCGGGCCATTCGGGCTCGCTTTGTCGAGGTGGACTGCGGTGAGACCCGGAATCAGTATTGGCGCTATCCAGGTCCTGTTGCTCCCGCCAAAGTAAAAACAACAGGCAGCACCCGGCGTGGGATAAGTGGCTTAGGCCTGATTCAGGATCGATCTTCTCCCCCCGATGCCAAGCGGCAAGATGACGCATCGTTGCCGCGTAGTAGCGAGGACCAAAGGGGCTAACATTCTGCCAGTTGTTTTCGCTGTACTTGGCAGCGCCAAAAGCTAGTACCTGGGCAATGGCTTCCACGGCCTCTGTGGGCACCAGGTCCCACCGCGCCTTACCCTCGTCAAACTTGAGACCGGGGCCCTTGGGCGCGGTCATGCCTTGAGGCCTTAGTGACTGTTTGCTGGCGGAAGCTTCCTGAGCTGCCTTGGCCATGGCATCGGCTAAATCCTCACCTTGCATCTGTCTTCCTCCGAAGTTATAGTCAAAGACGGGAGGTTGCCCGTGGACAACATTGACGATGTACTATCTATTGCACTCGGAACGCAAACGGATTCAGAGATCCGCAGATGTTGGGGCCCTGAGATGGCTGATAGTGTTGAGCGGTTTCGATCCACCGGCAGGTTTCTCGAGTTGAGAGCAGAGCAGCGGAAGAATGTCAGAAAGTTGGCAAGCGAATCCAGGTAGTGAGAGTGTCTCGCCTGGAGGCACAGTCATGGATGACCACAATGTCACGTCGTTTGTTTTTTATCTGCGCAAGCTTGAGGCTGAGTGGAGGCGACTTTCTGAAATGGGAGGCGAGAAGCTTGGTTTTGGCATCGCAGCCAACGATTTGTCTGACCTACTTTTTGAGCATGACTGTCCATCGCTCTGTCAGCTTTGCCAGGATGATTTTTCTACCGATGGCATCGGTGGTTTGTGCCCAAGCTGCATGGCGACGGTTGGAGTGTTGTCACCTGGGGGCGATGCATGAGGGCTGCTAGTCAAGCTTTGCCTAGGCGAGGGCCTGGCCGTCCCAAGGATGGCTACCGCTTGGCTTCGGGAGAGGAAGTTCCGAGCGTCACCACCATTCTCAAGCGATTCAAGGAATCGGAGGGCCTGATGCGCTGGGCTTATAGTTGCGGAAAAAAAGGCGAGCCCATGAAAAGCACTGCAGCTGATGTTGGTACGATTGCCCACGCTTTAATGGAGGCGAAGATCCACGGTGACTGTGTGGAAAGTGCATTTGTCGATGCCACGTTCAACCTGGACCTGATGGACCAAGATCACGATCAAGCCTGGAAAGCTTTTGCGTCGTTTGAAAAGTGGTATGCGGATGCAGGTGCCGACATTAAGGAAACGGAAGTAGCGCTGGTGTCGGAGGAATTGTGCTTTGGAGGCACGTTGGATGCCATTGGTTTAGTGGATGGCAAGCTGACGATCCTTGATTGGAAAACCAGCAAGAAGTTTTATCCAGATATGCTTGCGCAAATGGCTGCGTACATTTGGCTGTGGGAAGAAGTTCGAGGCGAGAAGGTTGACGGCTGTTGTCTTGCTCGCTTCAGCAAAAACTCCGCTTACTTCAAAGCCAAATTTTTTTCTGCCGAAGACCTGCAACCGGCCTGGAAATATTTCCGGCACTTGCGCTATGCATACAAGTTCGACCGACAGATGAGTCAGTTACTATAACGAGGGAGATAGATAGATGGCAAATGCATGGGATGTGGCCGCCGAGATGGCGGATAAATACGCAAGCACAGGAGGCATGTTTGTCAAACTGCAGGATGGCGACAAAATCGTGGGTGCCTTTTGCGGCGAGCCAAAGATGCGCCGGGTCGTATGGACTGGTAGCGGGTATGAAGATTTTGATCCTGGCAACCCCAACCACAATGACCTGCGCCCTGGGATCCGAGCGAAGCTAAACTTTTACGTGCCTTCCGAGGCTTCGATGAAAATCATCGAGGGCGGGGGCGTGTGGTTTGAAACCTTGCTTAAGGTGCGAGCCAAGTATGGCCTTGAGAACTGGTTATTTGAAGTTGAGCGCCATGGCACAGGCACCGACACCAAGTACACGATCATGCCAGAAGAAAAGATTTCCGATGAGCTCAAAAAAGAAATTGCTCAAACGGATTTACTTGAGCTGGACAGCGGAAAGAGCTCTGGCAGAGCGCCTGCTGAGCGCAAGCCGCGCCCCAGCTTTGATGATAACGATGGTTTTTGAGGTTTGACATGATGGCCCCCCTAGAGTCCGAGAACATTCCACGTCCCAAGTTTCGCAAAAACTCAGTGACGCTTGGGGTGTGGATCGCCGAGTTTAACCGGCTCATTGAAAAGCACACTGGGGGGCGCCGTCGAACCGGCGCGGTGCGAATCTTGGCGAGTGACTGTGGCTTGCAGTACAACACCGTATTGCATGCCGCGGCGGAAAATCGAAAGTGCTCCGCTGAATCAGCTTTGTTGATCAGCGACAACACAGGTGGACAGGTGCCGTATCTGTACTTGGTCACCCCACTCGAGCGGCGCAGCGAATACGACTGGAACAAGCGTCGCTAACGCTTGCGTTGGCAAAACAATCCGATCCGAATGTCTCGCTCCAGGTGCCCTTGGGTCGATGAGCGAGGCGAGCGGCATAGCACACGGAAGCTTTTGGTTCGTCGGTGTTTGACGCAATCTACCCGGATGCTTTGCGAGCTGCGAAACGCATGACATAGCCACTCGGCTTGGTGCAGTGCGCTGTTGCGGATATTGAAGCTGCTTTGAGCAGAGCCGAAAGCATAAGCATGCACGCTGCTGCGCGAGCGAATGACAACGGCTCCGGCATCAGGTTGCCCCGGGGCAAAAAATGTAAACAGCAATAGTGCGAATAGCATGTGACGATGCTTTCGCGTGGGGCTGTCTTGGACAACAAAATAACTCTGAAGTCATAAAATGTTTCCACGGCTGTCACGTTATCGATAAGGTTGGAGGTCCGATGTCAGACATGCTTGCGGGCGCACTCGCCCTTGCCAACGCCGGGCGCTTTGTTTTCCCAGTCCATCCCAACACTAAAGCGCCCCTTGTGGCCGGTGGGTTTAAGTCTGCGACCACGGACTTTGACCAGCTGCAGGATTGGTGGGAGAGGTTCCCCGATGCGAACATCGGCCTGGCTACCAGACCAAGCCGCTTGCTGGTGATTGATATCGACCGCAAGAATGGCGTGGATGGAATGTTCGGTCTGGCAAAGGTGACGCTCAAATATAAGCGAGACCCTTTTAGGTATGCGCGCGAGGCACGCACCCCATCAGGCGGCCATCATTTATACTTCAACGATCCCGGTGGGGTCAGCCCATCCCAAGGCAAGTTTGGAAAGCATAACTGTCCGGGTGTAGACATTCGCGCCGGCGAATCGTGCATCACGGTGCCGCCTTCGGCGGGCTACGAATGGGCCAACAAACATCCCGTGGGCGACTTGCCAGATGAGCTTATTGAGCCGCTGCAATGGCAGCCTGACGATACCTTTTCGCTCTCCCGCGCTCCGTGGCTCGCATCAAATGAGCGCACTACCTCTCAGTCGGTCGCCTACTCAATGGCGACACTAAGGCATGCGCGTGGGCGCGTGGCATCGGCTGGCCCTGGACAGCGTAACGCACAGCTATTCAAGGAGGCCGCTACCTTGGGAGAATTTATCCGCTCGGGATCTTTGGGCATGCAACAGGTAGTCGACGAGTTGCTAGGAGCCTGTGATGAAAACGGCCTGCTCAAAGAAGGCAAGAAAAGCTGTCTCAAAACAATTGAGAGTGGCTTGAAAGCGAGTGCCAAGTGAAAGAGGATGACTTTGCATCACGCAAAAATAAGGTTGCTCAAGATGGTTGGTCCGGTGACATCGCCGACCTGTTTGACATGGACTTGCCCGAGCCCAGGGCAATGGGTGCGATTGCAGACATCCCAATCACCCAAGGCGAGAAAGTCATGGTTTACGGCCCAAGCGGCTCGAAGAAGACTTTGTTCACGTACCATTGGGCACTAAGCCACATCAAAGATGGCGGGCGAGGACTGCTCTTGCAGGGCGAGGGCAACTTGCCTGCATTTAAGAAACGCCTGATGAAACTGTGGCGCGGGATGTCGTCGGACTCGCTGCCTACCGGCAAGCTATACGGCAAGTGGAAGGCTTTTGACATCGTGCAATACGCCGAGGTCTATCGATTTTTTGTTGATGAGGCTAAGCCTGATTTCGTTGTGCTCGACACGATGAATTTGTTTTCACCGGCGAACGAGAACGACGTCATGGAAGTGACCAAGTTCCTGGAGGTGTCAGCTTACGCCGTCGACAAGGGCGCCACCCTTGTGCTGGTGACTCACTCATCCAAGAGTGGTGAGCGAGGCAAGCTTGTGGAGCGAGGCAGCTCGGCTATTAGAGGATGGGCTGATAGCAGTATATGCATTGAACCCATCGACAAGATCGACAGCGGACCGGTGATGGTGAGCCACGTCAAGTGTCGGGATGGCGCGCGGAGCAAAGCTCGCACGCTTAATTGGGAATTTGAGGCGGACCGGTACTATTACACCGAGCAAGCCGAGCACGGCCAATCCGAGTACACCAAAGTAACCAGCATTATGGCTGGAAAGCCCTAGAGCTTACTCCGCAGACACTTGGGCAGGAGCGCATGCCTCTAAGGCATCGGCGCAATAAAAGTCGCCCATGGGGCAGGTGGGCTCACACTCGGGAGCCTCGAGCTGCTCTCCTGCAAAGTCATAGACACAGGCAAAACGGCCCTGGGTTTCAACCACCCACGCTTTGGCGCAGTGATCTTCAATGGTAGAAACATTGTTGGCGCAACCCACGGTTGCCACAGCGAGCAAAATAAATCCCAAAATCTTCATCGCAATCTCCCTTGTGTATGACTTGCAAGTCATATTGATATAGTAGCTAATCAAGGGTGCGGTGCAAATAAAAAAGGAGGTGCAATTAGCTGGCGGCTAACCACACCTCCCCACCTCAAGCAAGGGAGATTGCTCCTGGCAATATCACTTTCTCATCGTTTACCCCTTGCATCAATATGCTTCGCAACGCACACTTATAACACGGAGGTAAGGATGAACATAAGCCAAAAGGATATGGATGATTTGGGGGATGAGATTGCGCACTGGATTGCACGGATGTCTCAGTGCATGGCAGCGCTCTCAGTGACCAAGCCGAACCCGGCTGCCTATGTGGCTGCTATTGAGTTTCGCAATGATCTTATGAGCGCAGTTGCAGCCCTCGAAGTCGCGGTGCAAAAAAAGTGATCTGGCTTTGTTTTTTATGTTGCATGAGTATGACTCGCGACGCATACTAATAGCATGACTGAGGGGGAAAACATGACGAACTCGCAGATTGTACCGAAGCCAAACGGATTTGCTCTTGCCTACATTGAGAGCATCAAAGCCTTGGGCAGCCTTCGGCCAGCTGCCGTGCCCAATCAAAACTTTGATGGGCTGTACGCAGCTATTGAGCAGGAGAGCCGCCGCAACGCGGGGACCGTGCGCCCACCTAAGCGCACGCGCAAGGCAGGCTAAGCCGCACTGACAAGCAACCAAAAGCAAGGGAGACAAAAAAGATGGAAACGAGCGAATCATTTCGAGCGATTGAATCGGCTCTGGCATCAGGGGGCTTGAGCCCCCACCAGCTAGACTTAGCCATGTCGCATTTGGTCGCGATGACCAGGCGACTAAAGCGGCTGGAGTCTTACCTGTCAGACTCCCAGGGCTTGAGTTATCAAGCGGCGCAGGATTTGCGAGGCAACGCCGGAGCCACTGGAGCAACTGTGGCTGGTCGACCGCGGCGCCGCATGCCCGCGGCCGACAGTCACGTCACTAGGGCCGGAACCATCGATGATATGCCCACGATGGCCACGCCCACTCCATGGCCCGTGCGCCAAGCGAGGCGGCGATGAGCGACCCAAGCCTGGACCTTGCGAGGTTTGTCAAGTCCACGTCGATTTGCCTGACTTACGTCCGCGAAAGAGTTGAATCCAACACCATTAGCAAAGAGGAGCTTGCGACCGTACTCCACAACATCGAAAGGAGCCTTAATCAAAGGGTCTCCATTTGGGAGGTGGAATGTGGAGCAGAAAGAGGAGCTAAGATTCGAGTTTTCGAATGACTACGGTGATGTGACCGTCGTTAGTTACTTGGCGGGTGACGATGCAGCCTTGGTATGGCACTCGGAGCTTTGTCCAGATGAGCCGATTGTCATGCCGGTGCAAGAGCCCAAGCTTGAGGGCACTTTGCATAGCTTGGTCAGCTTTGAAGAAGAGCGGCTTTTTTTGTGGGGAGCTTTCCAAGTATGCGAGCGAGTGCATGCAAAGTTTGGCGGCTCGCTTGTCTGGAAACTTCCCGAAGCCAAGAAGTAACGATAGCCTGGGGCTGTGAAATCCAAGATTAAGCAGGCAAAGATCGAAGCGTGGGCGGTGATGCGCAATGGCATCAAAAAGCATCTTGGCATTGATGCTCCGCCCGAACTCGAACTGACATTTGCCAATGCGCTGACGGTGTTTTTGGCCGAAGGCCAGCTACGCGAGAGCTTTGTCGAAGAGGTTGGCGATGCAATAAGGCTCGCCAGAGAGAGGGCCGAAAGAAGGGAGAAAAGCTATGGCGAAAGTAACAAAGAAGGTGGCACTGATTAGTTTTTGCGTGTTTGCGGTGATGGGTAGCGCGGTGGCAGCGCTTGCCTACATTGGCACGATCCACTATGGCAAGGTAACTGTGTACAACGCAGAGCCGTCGGACATCCGTGGCTCTGCGCCACTGGCGTCATACAATGTCACGTCAAGCACGCTCATTAGCAACCAAGCTTTGATGCGCAATGGGTGGACTTGCAATGCTGATTGGACTCGACCTCCTGGGATTGACATCAAGTGCCGCCATCGCGACGGCGCTCGGCGTCAAACTCATGTGGACTGCCCTACCGGCAACACCGGTACCATTATCAGTGGCAGCCTCGGCCTGTACACGGACCAAAGCGAGATGACGATTAAGGGACGCTGCATCGAAAAGCATGTGCACGTGGTGGACTGATGAAATCGGCGACGACGATTGCGGTGATTTTAGCTGGGTGCGCGGGAAGCCATCCCCCCATTGACAAGCCAGTCTCTGGCTACGCCTACGGCTATGCTTATGTTGAGGACACTAGGTATCCACTTGAGATGGGCGGTCAGGTGCACCTTGACCATATTCGGCTTCAAGCTCTGGGGGCCACGTGCGTATCCTTGAGGAGTGGAGGCGAGGCCAGCCTGTCTTGCTCATACCGTGGCCACACCCAGACTAAGCGAGATGCTTGCGGTGATGGACAGACCGTCACCATGACGGTGGGAGCGGTCACTGTTGGGTTAAACTGCGAAAGATAGAGCGCCGCCCCGTTCCCTTTTGGGGGTGGTGACACCTGACCCCAGGGCCGCGAATTCCCCCTCGCGCTCTGGGGTTTTTTTATTCCCTCAAGACCCCGTGGCCAAGCTCCCACATGGCCTTGTCGATGAGGCCGGGTTCGTACCTATACACAAACACATCTGTGCGTGGGTTTGAGCGGTCTACGTATTTACAAAGCAGCTCGCATGCGACCTGAGAGTCATCGATCCAGACAATGCCTGTCATGCCGTCCTTGACTCCCTTGACCAAGTTATCAAGGTCGCGCCGAGTGCGGTCCTTAAGCCAGAATTGACACACCAGCGTCAAAGCCTCGGCGCTTGGGTACTCGCGATTTGCTCCAACAGCTTGCCGTGAGACCCAGCCCACAAGCTCCTTGAAGTCCTTGGTCCGCTTGGGTGTATACCACTGCCTACCGTCGCTCCTAGCCCGCTGGCAGGGCACCGGTGGCCCCGGGATCGTAAACCTAAGCATGACCTTGCCCGAGGCCATCCTACACCCCTTAGCTGGGGACATGTCAGCTATCTGACACTTTTGCTGTAATCATAGCCCACCCAGAACTTGGCTTTGCGATCCTTGGCAATGGCTTTGCCAAAAGACTCGGCGACCATTTTGGTGCGAAATCGCTCCTCATAGAGCAGGCTGTTGCCACGATAAACCCGCACGCGACTGGTGCCATTGCTTGGCTCCACAACCACTCGAGACACCTCGCCTAAGTTACGCGTGATGTTTTGCATGTTTATTGGCTCCAATCTGCACCTCCCCTGGCCTCGGCGTTGGCCAAAACAACCCCCAGAGCCTGTCGGATGTAGACGGCCATGGGAATCATCGTCCGCTGAGACAGCGCCTTGAGAGCCTCATACTGCTCGGGGTCAAGGTAGACCGTCACACTCTCTTTTCGGCGTGGCACTGCATGACAGTACGCTAGTCATGACTCTCAAGGCAACCTTAACCCGTCACCAAGCCCGGTGAGATATGGGGCGTTCCGCATCTCAATGTGCCAACTCTGGCCTAAACGCAAATAGTGTGACTCCACTAACACACTGAACAAAACATATGGTCACCAACTTTGTTTGCAATGATTCCGGGCACTTGAAATTTTCAGGGTTGCGTATCAAATGGATTTCCCCCCCTTATACCCCCCGGGTATTTGGCAATTTGCAATTTTGTTAATTGATCCCGGCGCCATTGGGCCCGTTTCAATTTTTGGCGCCTGTCAGTTGAGGGCCAACAAGAGGCGGAATCCTGTGAGGATTTCGCCGGCCTCTCAATGTTGCTTATGGGCGCAATTCAGCCATCGGGGGGCGATGGTCTGGGGCCCACACCCCCCTGGCTGATACGTCTGCCCCTCAATTGAGGGCTTTGGGGTAAAAGGGAGGGGGGAGGAGGCGTCTCCGTACCCCTCCCCCATAGAGCAAGATGCCCAGATATTTGAGGCAGCTGAGGGGGCAGTGCCCAGCTAGGGGCGCCTAGGTAAATTAATAAACAATTGGGCTCTACTTTTCGTCGCCAAGCCAATTGTAAGGATAGGCTCGGCTTGAATACGGAATAATTAATTAAATGTGCCAATTGCCGTAGTTAGCTCACGGGGGTACTTATGCGGTGGAAGAGCCAAAGGTATTTGGATTTTGTGATCTCTCAGCCTTGTTGCTCGTGTGGCCGCAAGCCTCCGTCTGAGATTGTGAGCTGGGGACCTGGGACTCAATTCACCGATCCCTCGGATGTGTGGTCAGTGCCGGTGTGCAATGTCTGCAATGACCAATGGCTACGGTACTCGACGATGGGCCCGCGCAATTCCAGTGACACGCGAAAGTTAATTGGGACAACCCAGCGCGAGATGATGTCCAGGTTTATTTCCCGGCACATCCCATCGGACGATGTCGGGCACTTGGGGACGGCGAATACAGTGCCCGCTCCCAGGCCCAAGAAGAGCACCAGGAACTTGAGGCTACCCAAGGTGGTTTTGCCTCCAGAGCCAGCTTCCGAGGTCTCACCGGGCCAATATGTGTACACAGAGCCTGTCAAAGACGACTAGCCTTTGCTCTGTGACTTCCATATTTGAGCGGCCTAGGGCCGAGCGCATGATCACGGATTGGGTCGTGGAGTCGGGCTATGACATGCCTAAGGCTCAATTCCGCAAAGTGATGCGAATTTCGACAATCATCGCCAACCCCCCTGATCGTATCCGTCGGCTTGATGACGGGACTGTCGCCATGGACTACGACCGATGGCATCGGTCTTTAGTGGTTATGGCTACGGGCAAAGTTTCAACAAAGGCCTACGTACCTTCAGAATAACTATTGCCTGGGAGTAATAAGCATGGTAACTCGGGTGGGATGGCAGGCAAAACTAAAAAGGCGGTTGGTCTGTCGCCGGAAGATGATGCTTGGCTGTTGAAGATTGTTGCTGGAAGTACGGCTCATTATATGGTGGTGACTTCGGAGCCTGTGGTTTCGCAGCGTGAAGGCGTTTGCTCGGGAGTAGCAATAGATCCTTTGCCGGGCCCTGCAAGCGAAGTGATTGGATTTATGGATTGGTCGAAAGTGACGTCGGTCACGTGGAGACCTTTGGAGTGATGTACCCCATCCAGTACTCGGATCCCCCATGGGATTATGACAACAGAGTCCAGCATGGTGGCGGCAAGGCGAGCTACACGTCAGGAGCCAAATCCTTTTACCCGACGATGAAACCGGCTGAGCTGCAAGAGCTGGCACCGATGGTCAAGGGATGGACCCCACAGGATGCCATCCATTTCATGTGGACGACAGGGCCGCAGTTGGATGTAGCGATTGCGACCCTTGAAGCGTGGGGCTTCAAGTTTAAGACAATGGCGTTCGTGTGGGACAAATGCCGCGTGAATCCCGGGGCCTACACCATGAGCCAAACTGAGTTTGTGATTGTGGGTACCCGCGGTGCCATCCCCAAGCCTCGAGGGGCTCGCAACGTGCGTCAGCTGGTGACGGAGCCCCGTACCATCCATTCGCGCAAACCTGACGTGGTGCGAGCTCGCATAGATGAGATGTTTCCGGATCCTGACCATGCGCGGGTTGAGATGTTTGCGCGCGAAAAGGTGGATGGCTGGGACGCTTGGGGGGATGGGGTGTGACCCCGCATTTTGGTCTTTTGGGAAAAGTATAAAGACCGGACTAAAGATTATGAGTGACTTCCCAGGCGACCTTTCTGACCTTGATCCCGGCATCGCTCGAATTCGTGATGCCGCCTACCGCAAGGCGCGTGAGATTGGCCTTGACCCTCAGCTATTGGACCGCTTGGCTCGGATGTACGCGGAGCAACTCAAGGCCAGGGCTATTCGGGTGCATGGGGCTTACGACGGGCATTTTGAGGCTGAGGTGTCGAGTTGCCGTGCTGAGCTGTGGGATTGTTTAGGCTAAGTCGATTGATCTTAATCGCCGATAGAGCAAGATGATCGAGGTCACACACGGGGAGCTAACCAAGCTCAAAGACTTGGTTGCAAGCATCCGTAAGCATTCGGAGATGTATCGAGGAGCCCACGTGCGCTTTGTCGAGAGTGCAGGTCGGTCCATCGAAATTGAGGCCGATGCTGAAGCGACCATGCTGGCGGTGACTTTGTTTTTGTATGATGGCCAGCGTGGCAGGTATATCGCTAAGCAGCGGGCGACCGTGGCTTTGGATCAGTGGCAGACTTGTTTTGAGTTGAGGGCGGTTGATTGATGACTAAGATGCCCGAGTTGCATCGGCATTGCCCATTCTGCGCGAGCCCAGATTGCGACATCGTGTTTGACGCGCGGATGATGGCTGTGCGGTGCAAGACCTGTGGTGGCACGGGGGCTTGGCACCGGACCGCCGCTAAGGCTTGGGCCGCTTGGGACCATAGGCAGACGGTGGATGGCCCGCCTTACAAGGTCGAGCGTAAGCGCAAGCAAGTGCGCTTCGAGGTGTTGAGGGGAGGCAAGGGGTGATGCGCGTGTTTTGCATCGAAAGGCCTCCTGGGGGCGAGGGCATCCACCGGTTAGACATTGAGCGTGAAGTGGAGTGGGCGGAGGCGCTGGGCCTACCAGACGATCGCGCTGCGGGCCCTGTGCTGTGCGAGTGGTGGCGGGCAACCCACGGGGGAAGTGACTTTTACATTGTGATGGCTTCAAGCCTTACATCGGCCTTGGGTCTTGTGGGGCGTCACAACGGAGACGGAGACTTGGCGGCCTTGAAAAGTCTTAAGAACTGGCTCAGGGAAACCGGGTAGTGCGCGAAACTTGCACACCAGCTTTGCTGGGACCATATAGCCCTTAGGGGGCTACAATAGATACCTCTAGGTACTGTACGTCAGGGTGATTAAGACGCCTCCAAGGCACCACCTAGCCCTAGCAATCGCTACGCAGGGGGGTTAAC